AATACATTCAAATATAAATACAATGTCACAAACCATTACGTTCGGAGAACTCACGTATGAGTTTTCGAAGACTGTACCATCAGTCGGAGGAGTAACAGGAAATGCTCCCTTCGACTATCCAACCGAGGTACGGTACAAAAACATCAACCCCACTGTAAATATTACACGGGCTACTGATCCCCCAAGGACCTTTCAACCAATCAAAGGCGCCGTCGTCGAGGGAGTCCCAATCCAGGTAGTTGCGCAGAGTGAGGGGGCCACGCTTCATGCTATAAAGAAACGCTGTGACCATGCACCAAACAAAGACACGGGAGTGGCCTTCAAGAGGGGCCATGCTCTTCTTATGGACAAGATCCATGAGAGGGAAACCATTCGTCTTGATCAGGGTGCCATAGGCGCTTATCTCGATGAGATGAGCGGACAAAAGCGGGAGCGGCTTCAGGCCTGCCTTGACTCGGCTGACTTCAGCCTACCAGGATATACGGACAAGACCGTGTTCGCGAAATCGGAGGTGTTAATAAAGACGGATGGATCCCAACCACGCATTGTCTACCAAGGAGGAGACATGTACAATCTTGTAATGGGGTCCGTTGTGTACTATTTGTCGCGTCGTATTGCTGAAGAGCTTAACAGGAAGAATCCCAGGAACAAAGGGAATGAAGTCATTTACTGTGTAGGCATGACAGCAGACGAGATAGCGGATATAGTGCACCATACCAAGGGCAACGTCTTCGAGAACGATTTCAAGAACAATGACGGTACACAACCCGCCGGTGTTAGAAAAACGGAAGCCATGTTTTATTACAAGCTTGGCGCTCCAGAGTGGTTTGTTCGGGAGTTCGCTTCTAACACTAGCGTGAAGGTATTCACGAGATATGGTGTTAAGGGGCAAGTGAAGGGTCAACGTTGGAGTGGTGAGGTTACCACCACCACTGGCAACGGATATGTAAATGCATGCACTTCACTTGCAGCGTTGGAGCGAGCTGGGATCAAGAACAGTACTACCCTGGTATATGGGGATGATGGATTAACGTACACTTTAGAAGATAGGGCGCAATTGAAGAAGGCGTTCGATGAAGTGGCGGAAGGCTCTGGTATGAAAACGGAAGGTAAAGCAGTCGAGCTGCGAGAACAAGCCACGTTTCTGAGAAAACGATTCGTACCAAGTGTTAACAAAACATTCCCCGTGCCCTCGTTTGGCAGAGTGGTGTGCAAACTTCCTGTTCGGGCTAATAATAACCGAGCAGTTAGTGATGAAAATTACATGGCCGGCAAGTTGCTATCCGCCGCCTATGAACATCGCCACATCGCCAGACTAAGGGAACTCCTTCTTACAACAGCTGAGCAATTATCTGACACACCTTTCCTCGAGTTCAGGAATCAGGCGATGTCGTATAAATATACTGCAGCAGAGCTCAAAGACATGATAGTAAATGCAGACACATTGGACCCCGATTACTTCCACAGTTTCCTCCGTAAGGTATACGGTATCGACGAGGACGGGTTAGTAGAGTGTTACACGTCAGTGTGTGACGGGATTCTCGGTTTCAAGAGAATCAACTCCAAGGTAAGGGATACCAAAGGCAAAGGCGCTCCATTAAGCCCCAAGTTACCAAGGGCTTTATGGAACACTAATTTTGAGTCTATCGTGTCGGTGGATGTCTCTCTGTAGTAGGATTTGTGGACAGTCCGTGTGGGTTTTGGTTGTTTCCCTCACGTAAAAATAATTAAATTACCTATCAACCCCG